CCTGTACTAGTATTTGCAAAAAAAACACCACAAGGGGCAACCTATGACGCACAGATTGTTCGCATCAATGACGGCGACACCGTGGTGATCGCAGCACCCTTTCTTCCCCCTCCGCTCAAACCCGAACTGGCTGTAAGAATTTTTGGTGTAGACACACCTGAAAAAGGACACCGAGCGCAGTGTCCTCAGGAAAATGCCCGAGGTCTAGCAGCCACAGAATTTACCAAAAATGCAATAGCAGCCAGCCAAAAACGACAAGTCACGCTCTACGCCTGGGACAAGTTTGGCGGTCGTGTGCTGGGAGATATCATTCTAGATGGCCGCAGCCTGCGCCAAGGTCTTATTGCCAACGGCTTTGCCCGTGAATACTACGGCGAAGCCAAAACATCTTGGTGCCAATAATATCTTAATCCAATACCCATGAGTTTTCTTGTAGCCAATCTTCCTCCTGTGCATTGTTTTGTGAGAAGAGAGTTTTTGTATGACTTCAAGCAAGGCCATGGTGAATATGAACCCTGTATCTGGGTTTCAATCAAAAGTCTACGCAGTCAGGCATTTCGTATAGAAAGTTATCTTCCAAGATACGGTGCCTTGTATGACAAACTGCCGTTACATGCCTATGTCAGTAGAAAAGACGATCTAGAACCTGACAAATTTCTAAATCTAGACACACTACAAATCTGGGACTGTTTCAGCTATGACATTGCTGTGATTCAGAAAGCATTCCTACGAAATCTCAGTTGCAAATTCTATGCTAAGAACCAGGAACTATATCAGGGCAGTTACGTGTTCACAGTGGACAATGCCGCACCGGACATGAACATCATAGATACTACCTATTCAGAATGGCCCGAGGATCACAAAAGTTTCAACTTTATTCAGCTGGACAACGGACAGTATGCTGCCCAGCCCAATAATCGCTGTTTGTTCTTTGATGCTGCCAGCAATCCCAAAGAAATGCTGCATCCAGATTTTAAGGTTGCCACCAAGAAGTGGGTAGTCGAAACCAATCCTAAATGGCGCCTGGGCGATTCAGATACTGTGATGTACGAGTGACCCTGCTGTAAATACAGCATGACCAATTTCTATTGTGCGGCCCCATGGCGCGGCCTGCACATCAATCCTCAAGGCAATGTCAAAACCTGCTGTGCTGGCAATCCCAACATGCTGGGCAACCTTGAGAGTCACAGCATCGACACCATACTCAACAGTGATGTCATGGCCGAAATCAGGGCCAGCCTGGCCCAAGGGAAGCCACACTCCTACTGCTCAAACTGTGTGAAAGCCGAGCGTTTTGGTGCTGACTCAGAGCGGCAATGGCACAACAATGTCAATCCTGACTTTGACTATGCCGCAGCCGGCTCACGCTATCACTATCCTGTGATAGTGGATGTGCGTTGGAATACCACTTGCAATCTCAGCTGTAACTATTGCGGCAGTGCTTGCAGTTCACGTTGGGCCAGTATTCGCGGAGAATCATTTAGATCAGGCACCCGACCGTATTTTGACAGTGTGTGTGACTGGCTGGAACAACACTATGATCACATACACGAAGTTGCCTTGGTAGGCGGCGAACCCTTGCTGCTGCCAGAAAACGAACGTTTGTTGGATGTGATACCAAAATCAGCCATAGTGACCTTGATCACAAACCTCAATGTGGATTTTGAACGCAATCGTATTGTACAGCGCCTGGCACAACGCCGCCAAGTGGGCTGGAGCATGAGCTTTGACAACATTGGTCAACGATTTGAATACGTGCGGCACGGCTCAGACTGGTCAGTGATGCAACAAAACATCCGCACGGTGCAAGGATTCATGCATGACCAAGGACACTGGGGTGGGGCACATGCGGTTTACAATGTTTATAACTGCACACGATTGGTGGAATTTAGGCAGTGGACTCAATCACAGGGATTATCAGTGTTGTGGCAAAATTTATTTCAGCCTAACTATCTTGATCCTGCACAGTTGGGGTACACAGTAGCACAACTGGCTGCTGCGGAAATCACGAAGTTTTTGTCTTTGGGCATTGCAACGCCTGCTGAACATACATTTTTCACCACAAGTCTGCAACAGTTTGAGTCAGTTAAAGCTGACGACTGTGGCTTGTGGGCACAGTTTTGTCAGCACATTCATGATAACGAAACTCGCTGGCACCCCGACAAGTTGGGTGCATTCTCACAATTATGGCCAGAGTTTGAAATATGAAAATAACACCAGTTGATCAAGAACCCAACTTGTACCTGGCTGAAGATGTGGTACCGCAGCCATTGATGGACAAAATACTGGCCACACCCTGGCTGACTCTTCCTTGGAGTCGACAACAAGGTCAAGAATCTTGGCCTAGACGCAAGATTGATGACAATGCATTGCCTTGGTTTATGAATTGGGAAATGTTCTGTCATGACCTTATGCATGATATAGCTCAAACAGTGGGATGCCAATTGCAAGATTATGATAGCACTGCATGGTGGTTGGATGAACCAGGATTTGTATGCCCTTTGCATACCGATGGCGAAATGCCCGGCGCCATGCAACTGTGTTGGATTGGTGCTAGAATAGACCTTGGCACCACTTTTTATTGGTACAAAGATCGGGCCAGCAAACGATATCAATTTCCCATGCGCCCCAACACTGGTTACATCATGATCAATCGTGCCAATCAAAACGGCTATCGTAACCTGCTGTGGCATGGCATGCTGGAGCCTGTGCCGCGTAACACATTTAGACTGACCAGTTACACCTGGATACATACCCGCTAATAAATATTTTACAAGCTTATGAAAATTTTTTACAATCCTCCTTGCCATGACAGCAAGACTCTAGCAGGTAAATTTAGTTGAAAGAATTTTAAATGATTGGCATGAAAAGCACGCTTGACACTGTACTGGTCAAAGCGCCACATCGACGCGAAGTCTTTAGTGAACAAGAGCTAGAAGAATTTGCACTATGTGCTGATCCCGTCACAGGGCCCATGTACTTCATGGACCATTTTTTCTATATTCAGCACCCCACACGCGGAAAGATGCGATATCATCCTTATGAGTATCAGCGCAGGCTTATCACAACCTATCATGATTATCGCTATTCAATCAGCCTCATGCCCAGGCAGACTGGTAAGTCAACTTCGGCTGCTGGATATCTGCTGTGGTATGCCATGTTTGTGCCTGACAGCACCATTTTGATTGCAGCACACAAATACACTGGCGCACAGGAAATTATGCAAAGGATAAGATTTGCTTATGAGTTGTGCCCCAATCATATCCGAGCAGGTGCCACAAGCTACAACAAAGGCAGTTTGGAATTTGACAACGGCTCAAGAATTGTGTCGGCTACAACCACAGAAAACACCGGCCGGGGTATGTCTATTTCCTTGCTGTATGCCGACGAGTTTGCGTTTGTGCGGCCTACCATTGCCAAAGAATTTTGGACTTCTATCTCGCCCACACTGGCCACTGGCGGTAAAGCAATCATAACCTCCACTCCCAACTCTGACGAGGACCAGTTTGCCTATATCTGGAAAGGTGCTAACAAGACCGAGGACGACTATGGCAATCCGCGTGAAAATGGACTGGGCGTTAATGGTTTCAGAGCTTTCAGAGCCTATTGGAATGAACATCCTGATCGCGATGAACAGTGGGCCAACGAACAACAAGCACAGCTAGGTGAAGAACGTTTCCGTCGTGAAATGGACTGTGAGTTTGTGATCAACGATGAAACCCTGATTTCACCTATCAAACTCATGGATCTAGAAGGCACCGAACCCACACACAAAACTGGGCAGGTTCGTTGGTACAGACCCATACGCCGAGAATGTATCTATGTTGTGGCTTTAGACCCTAGCTTGGGCACCGGCGGTGATCCAGCTGCCATACAGGTTTTTGAAGCTGACACCACAGAGCAAGTGGCCGAGTGGCGGCACAACCGCACAGACATTCCCAATCAAATACGTATCTTGGCCGACATTGTGCGCGAAATCAACACAGTGGTGCAAGACAACAAACGTATATACTACTCGGTAGAAAACAACACCATTGGCGAAGCTGCCTTGATCAGCATTGCAGAATACGGCGAAGATCGCATCCAGGGGTATTTTTTGAGTGACAACAGCACCACTGGCAGCACCGGACGACGCTGGCGCAAAGGTTTCAACACCACGCCCAAGGCCAAGATCACAGCCTGCAACAAGTTCAAAGTGTTGGTGGAAAGTGATAGAATGAAGCTGCATAGCAGGCCTCTAGTCAGTGAACTCAAAACATTTGTGGCCAACGGCACCAGCTATGCTGCTAAGCCAGGCGAAACTGATGATCTTGTGATGGCTGTGCTGTTGGCTGTGCGCATGATGTTGCTGCTGCAAAGCTATCATATTGAGCTAGACTCACACCTCAAAGATCATGGCGACACTGTGATTGAGCCCATGCCGTTCATCAGCGTGATGCGCTAAATACACAACCATGGCTAAAGAGAACTCTTTTGCGCAACAGTTACTGGACTTGTTGGCAACCCGCAATTTTCACCCTGAAATGCTGGATCGTGCAGGGCGTCCCACAGATTCAGCCAGCGACGCTAAGACCCTGACTTTTGACTATGTGAGTGGTGCTGGTAAAAATTACGGCACCATGGTGATCATATTGGACATTGACAATGACATGAAAGTCATGTACGGTGACAATCTTGGGCGCACCATGGAAGGTGACGACAAGCAAGAATTCTTTGATTTCATACAGCAGTTGAACCGCAAAGCAGTGACCAATCGTTGGACTCACACTGCTACTGACATCAGTCAGCTCAAGCATGTGATGCAGGGCCTGGCTGCCATTCAAGAAGGCTTGTTTGAAGGCTACTATGGCACACGCAAAATCAGCTACAGTGGACAACCCACTGAGGCCAGACTGCAAATTGTGCACAATCGTGTGTTGGATGAAAACGACGCCAGACACCGATACATTGACCGCATGTACATTGAAACTGCCGACGGTGAACGATTCCGACTGGGTTTCAAGAGCCTAGCTGGTGGCAAGGCCATGTTGGAGCATGTGAGGCAAGGTGGCAAGCCCTATGATGTGCGCGGCTGCCACATCACAGAAATGGTAACTGAAATTGCTGTGCTGTCTAGATTTAATCGAGCCAGTGCACAGCGCATTTTAGAAGGCGTAACGCAAGAACTAGTTTCGGGTGCACAACAGTACTATCATTCGCTAAAAGAAAATCTTAAGTCGCTGGGGCACGGACGAGGTTATCAACGCTATTTTGAATCTTGGCATCCAGCTACCATAACCGAACAAGACGAAGTTATAAGCAACATCAAAACACTGTTTATTGAACAGACCATTGACAGCAGAATTGAAGCTGCACTGCCACTGCTGGCCAAAATTCAACAACAAGGTGAACACATGAAAGAAGCAGAAATTTTTGAAAACTGGGCCAACACGTTGGTTGAAGGCACATGGGCCTTGCCCGAAACTCCGGAGCAATTGGACAAGCTGAAAACATTGATGACCAAAGAGTTGATCGTGGGTCCCGATGCTGTCAACGCCACTGAACAACTGTATGACCTTGTGGGCGATGATATTTTGTTTGATCGACTCAATGAACTGGCAGCACGCGACCCCAGGGCCAATGCCTGGAACGACACCGAAGTCATGGATCGACTGCGCGAACTGGGCATAGAAACACCTGAACAAGCACCAGCTGGCGTGCAACCGCCCACCGCATCAGCATCGGCGGCAACACCGCCTGTATCTGCAGCCACACCACCAGCAGCACCCACAACTGGTGCCGAAGCACCTGTGCGTGAAGGCCGAGGCACTTGCAATATGACCATGGAGGGCGAATACTGCCCTGAACATGGGCTCTCTGAGTGTGCCATGGAATCACAAGAAATGGCAGAAGCTGCTAGATGGCGTGATCCTAAATACAAAGACAGATTGTATACACAAGAACCTGGCGATAGTGATGATTATGATAATATTGGCTATGGATATGATTTTCCAGAACGACCAAAAAACGATCCAGGTCAGAAACGTAGAATAGGTGGAGTAGGCAGCGAATTTGATCGCAATGATCCACTGGTCAAAGGCCAAGGTATTGGACGTAGCGGCATCAAGCACAGTCTTAATCTTGTTGGCAAAAGAAAAGGCTTGCCATCAAGAGATCAAATTACCAGTCTCAAAGGCAGTATCAAAGACGCACATGGCAAACATGTCCAACCCAATTTGCCAGAGCAAGGTATGGCAGAAGACTCAACTGATCCCATGGACTATCGCGGTGGTGTCACAGACAGCTTTTACGAAAGTGAAATTGCTCGAATGAAAAAATTGGCTTTGGGCAGATAACTCATAAATACACTTGACACAAGTGTTTGCAGCGCATATACTACACTGGTGTATGCGCTTTTCATTTGCTGTCACAGGCAACTCAATCTACATTGTTAGATAGGCAACACAACATAGGCAACTTTTAAAGGAGAAAATACTATGGCATCTTTAGCAGAAATTCGAGCACGTTTACAGGCAGCTGAAAACAAACAAGGTGGGCAATCCACCGGTGGAGACAACTCCATTTACCCACACTGGAACATGGAAGAAGGCCAAAGCGCCTCAATTCGCTTCCTACCAGATGGTAACTCAAAGAACACATTTTTCTGGGTCGAACGTGCAATGATTCGCCTGCCCTTTGCTGGCATCAAAGGCGAAATGGAATCCAAACAGGTCATGGTGCAAGTGCCCTGCGTGGAGATGTGGGGCGACGCTTGCCCTATTTTGGCCGAAGTTCGTACCTGGTTCAAAGACAAGAGTCTTGAGGACATGGGTCGCAAATACTGGAAGAAACGCAGCTATGTGTTCCAAGGTTTTGTTCGTGAGAATCCCTTGGCCGATGACAAAACTCCAGACAATCCCATCCGCAGGTTCATCATTGGGCCGCAGATCTTTACCACCATCAAGGGTGCACTGATGGATCCTGAGTTGGAAGAATTGCCAACCGACTACATGCGTGGCTTGGACTTCCGCATCAGCAAAGGATCCAAAGGTGGATTTGCTGACTACAACGGCAGCAAATGGGCCAGGAAAGAGAGTGCACTCACAGAAGCCGAACAGGCAGCCATTGAGAAGCACGGCCTGTTTGACCTTTCAACATTCTTGCCCAAGAAGCCCACTGACGTTGAGCTTCGTGTGATCAAAGAAATGTTTGAGGCTTCAGTAGATGGTCAGCCCTATGACACCGAGCGTTGGGGTAAGTACTTCCGTCCGGCTGGCGTACAAGCACCGGGCAAAGGCGACAGCGAAGATGCTGCACCGGCACCTGTGGTCAAGGCAGCACCTGTGGTCAAGCCTGCGCTTGCTGCTCAGGACGATGATGCCCCGTTTGACACTGATGAGGCTCCTGCAGCCGCAGCACCAGTGCAGGCCAGCAAGCCCAGCGGTCAAAATGCACAAGACATTTTGGCCATGATCCGTGCTCGTCAAAACAAGCAGTGATTAGAAATCAACACACGGGGGCGACCCCGTGTGTTCCTATCTCGAAAGGTAAAACATGGGGAAACCATTTGACGTTTCAAAATTTCGCAAAGAAATTACCAAAAGCATTGACGGCCTCAGCATAGGCTTCAACGATCCCACTGACTGGGTTTCCACAGGCAACTATGCCTTGAATTATTTGATCTCAGGCGATTTCAATCGCGGCATTCCCTTGGGCAAGGTCACTGTGTTTGCTGGCGAATCCGGTGCTGGCAAAAGCTATATCTGCTCTGGCAACATCATCAAGAACGCACAAGAACAAGGCATCTTTGTGGTGCTGATTGATAGTGAAAACGCACTGGACGAAGACTGGCTCAAAGCACTTGGTGTTGACACTTCAGAAAGCAAACTGCTCAAATTGAGCATGGCCATGATTGATGATGTGGCCAAGACCATTTCAACATTCATGTCAGATTACAAGGCCTTGGCCGAAGGCGAGCGTCCCAAAGTCATGTTTGTGATTGACTCACTGGGCATGTTGCTAACGCCCACTGATGTGAACCAGTTTGATGC